CGCGACGAGGGACCGACGAGGGGACGAGGTCGCGGGGGTCAGCGCAGCGCACCAGGACGCGCGCTGCGCGACGAGGGACCGACGAGGGGACGAGGTCGCGGGGGTCAGCGCAGCGCACCAGGGACCGACGAGGGGACGAGGTCAGCGCGCGCGCACCAGGATCGGACTGGTGCCGCGCGCTTCGACCTAGACTCGCTTCCGTCGCGTGCGTCCGATGACGCGGAATCGAATTCGGTAGACGTGCGTCAGCTTGGCACCGTAGAGGGACCGAAGTGCCCGGTGCAGAGCGGCCACCGACTTCGGTGAGCCTCCCTGCCGGGCCAGGTCGGCCTCGTCGAGCTCGGCCAGCCGAATTCGCTCCACATGCGTGATGAGCACTCGAGCAAAGGGCCTCGGACCCAGCTGGGCAAGCGCAACAGCCCCGACACGTAGTCGTGTGTCACGACGAAGTGTCTGGGTCTTGGTGCCGAGCAGGATCCGCTCGACGTACCGAGCCAGGAAGCGCAGGGCCGGTGGCCGAGCCGACCCATCGTCGTGTATCATTGTGCCTTCGTTCCTTTCGTATCAGGGGTATGGGGAGTCCCGGAGTTCGCGCTTCGGGGCTCCCCTTCATTTTCGGCCGCCGCCTCGTCCGTGCCGTCGTCATCGACGCAGTAGCACTCGCCCAGGTCGATGGTGTCCGCGTCGACGTGGCCGTTGCTCCAGAGCCCGAACAGCCGTTCGCCCTTGGCTTTGGCCTCCTCCTCTGTGCCGGCCACGACGTAGAAGCGCACGTCGTAGACCACGGCCCAGTTCTTCGTGGCCATCAGTATTCGTCGGGTAGCAAGGCCGTCGTGCTCGACCGATCGGCCTCGGTGATGATCCAGAACTTCACCCCGGCCGTGCTCTTGTAGCTCGAGAGCAGTCGGTCCCCGTTGGCCACCCCCTCGTCGTTGGCCCGCTTGTCGTGCGCGCTGAGGTCGCCCCAGTCGCACCTGCCGTGCCGCTCCAGCGCGGAGAGCAGTTCGCTGATTGGCACCTCAGCCTTGACGCCGGGCGTCGCCCGGAGCTCGCCGAGGGGCACTCTGATGAGGACGGTCGTCGTCATGGCATCTCTCCCGCGTCTCGGAAACTGTGGAAGGTGGTGCCGCGGCCGAGGATGACGTGGTCGAGCACCTGGATGCCGAGCACCTCCCCCGCTTTCGAGAGCCGCTGCGTCACGTCGCGATCCTCGGGGCTGGGTCGGGTGTCGCCCGTCGGATGGTTGTGCACGAGCACCACCGCTGCGGCCCCGAGGAGCACCGCCGGTTGGAACACCTCCCGGGGGTGCACCAGCGATTGCGTGGCCGTGCCCAGCGACACCGTCTGCAGTCCGATGGGCTGGTGCCGGCCGTCGAGGTAGACCGCGATGAAGTGCTCCCGTGCGTCGTCGACGAGGAGCTGCCTCGCGAGAGCCGCCATCTGGGCCGGCCTCTCGATCTTCGTCGGAGCGGGCCGTCGTCGTCCGCGATAGCGAACGGCGACTTCCCGGACCCATGTGGGCCCGTTGGTCATTTCGTATTCCTTTCGTTATGTGTGGGGACGTGCGGATGGGTAAATCCGCACAGTCGCGAGTGTACCGAGATGGCGTGAAATTGCAATCTTGCAATTACACGCGGCGTTCTCGTCGATGGAGTGCGTTCCATGCCCGCTGCCCAGTTGCAGCCGGCGGCCGTCGTGGCGCGCGTGCTCGTGATGTCGGAGCGCCGGTTCTACGAGCTGTTGAAGCGCGGCGTGCTCCCTCGCAGCCCGGTGCGCGGCAAGTACGACCTCTTCGCCTGCATCCGTGCCTACATCGAGCACATGCGCGAGCAGGCCGCGGGCCGCTCGAGCAAGGACGGCGACCTCGACATCGTGGCCGAGCGCGCGCGGCTGGCCCGAGAGCAGGCCGACGCCATGGCGCTGAAGAACGCCGTGACGCGCGGCGAGCTCGTGCCCGCCGCCGACATCGAGCGGGCCAAAGTGGCCATCCACTCCATCGTCGTGCCGAAGATCCTGGCCGTGCCGCGGGCCTGCGCGCGCAAGGTGGCCCGCGAGCATGAAGCGAGAGCGTGCGAAGCGATCATCCGGGCCGAGCTCCACCAAGCGCTCCGGGAAATCTCGGCCACCGAGCTCGAGGTCACCTACCCGGCTGAGGCTCGAGCATCCGGCGACTGAGCGGATTCTCCGGGTAGAGCTCTCCGTCTACCGGCCGCCGCCCGAGCAGACCGTCAGCCAGTGGGCCGACGCCAAGCGCGTGCTCTCGCCCGAGACGTGCGCCGAGCCCGGCAAGTGGCACACGTCGAAGGCCGAGTACCTCCGCGGCTTCATGGATGCCTGCGGCGATCCTGCCGTGAAGGAGGTCGTCGGCCTCTTCGGCAGCCAGATGGGCAAGACCGACGCGATTCTGAATCTCGTCGGCTACCACATCGAGCTGGACCCGTGCCCGATCCTGCTCATGCAGCCGGATCTGAATCTGGCCGAGACCTGGTCGAAAGACCGGCTCGCGCCGATGCTGCGCGACACGCCCTCGCTCCGGGGCCGTGTCCGAGACGTGCGCGACTCGGACAACACGATCCTGCACAAGGGCTTCCCGGGCGGGCACATCACGATGGTCGGGGCGAACTCGACCGCCGGCCTCGCGATGCGGCCGATTCGGCTGCTCATCGGCGACGAGATCGACGAGTACAAGCCGAGCGCCGGCAAGCAGGGCAATCCGCTCAAGATCGCCGGCACGCGCACCGCGACGTTCTGGAACGCCAAGAAAGTCTGGATCACGAGCCCTCGCAACAAGGGCTCGAGCCTGAGCGAGCCGATCTGGGAGAAGTCCGACAAGCGCCGCTTCTTCGTGCCGTGCCACGAGTGCGGCACCGAGCAGTATCTGCGCTGGCCACAGTTCCAGTGGGACAAGGATCCGACGACAGGCGAGCACCTCACCGAGACGGCGCGCTACGTCTGCGAGCATTGCGGGGCATGGTGGGACGATCTCCAGCGCTGGGCGGCGATCTCCGTCGGGCACTGGGTGGCCACCGAGCCCTTCAACGGCGTGGCAGGGTTCCACCTGCCGGCCTACGCGGCGCCCTGGGAATCACGCTCTATGGCAGTGATCGCGGGCGAATTCGCGGCAACGCGGCACGTGCCGCGAAACTTCCAGGTCTTCGTCAACACGATCCTGTGTGACTGGTACGAGGAGAAGTACCAGGCGCTCCAGACTGAGCACGTGCAGTCGCGCTGCGAGCCGTACCCGGAGCAGCACGGCACGACGCTGGTGCCGAAAGGCGTGGGCGTCGTCGTGGCATCGGTCGACGTGCAGGATGACCGGCTCGAGGTCCAGATCCAGGGCTACGGCGAGCGCTGGGAGCAGTGGAAGCTCCAGTACCACGTGCTCGACGGCGATCCGTCGTCGCTGGCCCTCTGGGACGACGTGTGGAAGCTGCTGTGCCGGCCGCTGGCCGGCGCCGACGGCCTACCGCACTACATCCGGGCCATCGCCATCGACACGGGCGGCCACCACACACTGCGGGCCTACGAGTTCTGTCGCTCGCGCCTGCGCGTCACGATGGCCGACGGGCTCACGTCCTACGTGTTCCCGGTGAAGGGCAAGGGCGGGCAGGGCGGCCGCTTCTGGCCGAAGGCACCGACGTTCAACAACAAGGGCAAGGTGCCCCTCTACATCGTCATGGTCGATCACTGCAAGGAAGTGCTCTACGCCCAGCTCGAGAAGATCGGCAATCCGGGCGCTGGCTACATACACTTCCCTGTGAATGTTGAGACGGGCCTCAGCTCGACGAGGCAGTTCGACAAACGGTACTTCGACCAGCTCACGTCAGAGAAGGTCACAGACAAGACGAGCCCCAACGGCGCGTCGATGCGCGTCTGGGAGTTGAAGAGCGACGGCCGAAGGAACGAGGCGCTCGACACGAGCGTGTATGCGGAGGCAGCGCTGCATGGGCTGATCTCGATGGGCGTCGACGTGGATCAGAAGACGCAGCTCCGAGCAGAGCTGGCCGCGAAGCCGCCGGGCGGCGGCGAGGGCTCGCTCGGGCCGCAGTCGCAGCCGCAGGCCGCGCCAGAGCGGCGCGTGTCGAAGAGCAAATTCATGCAGAGGGACTGACGCATGGCGCTCACGCTCGCTCAGGTCCAGGACCGGATCACGGCCATCGAGGACGCGATCTCGACGGGCCAGCGCCGGGTCTCGTACTCGGACAAGGCCGTGGAGTTCCGGAGCAACGAAGAGATGCACTCGACGCTGCGCTGGCTGCTCAAGAAGCAGGAGGAGCTCGGCGGGCCGGCCGTGGTCGACGAGAGTCGGCAGTTCCGTGTCTCGACAGGGGACGGCTATGACGCGTAAGGGAGGCAACATCGTGCTCTTCGGCGCAGACGGCGAGCCCTTCGACGCGACGGCCACGCTGTCGGCATGGCGCGGCGCCGGGCAGAACCGGCGCACGCGGTCGTGGACCGTCGACACGGCACACGTCAACGCGTACATGGCCGGCGACGTCGCGAGCCTGCGCGCCCGCTCGCACGACCTGGCGCGCAAGTCGCCCTGGTCGGTGAGCGCCTCGGAGTCGTACGTCGCCAACTGCATCGGCACCGGCATCGTGCCGCGGCCGCTCATCGAGGATGACGAGCTGCGTCGGGTCGTCATCGAGGCGTGGGAGGATTTTGTCAAGGAGAGCGACTCCGACGGCACCCAGGACTTCTACGGCCAGCAGGCACTCGGGCTCACGTCGATGCGAGAGGGCGGCGACTGCTTCATCCGCCTGCGCCCGCGCGAGGAGCGAGACGGCCTGTGCGTGCCGCTGCAGGTGCAGCTGCTCGAGGCCGAGCACGTCGACCCGGCCTACAACGAGTACGTCTTCTCGGGCAGCGGCAGGATCCAGGCCGGGATCGAGTTCGACGCGCTGAACCGCCGCAAGGGCTACTGGATGTACCGGGATCACCCGGGCGACATGCTCAACCGGCGCTCGCTCGAACGCGTGTTCGTACCGTCGGTGAACGTGCTGCATCTCTTCCAGCCACAGCGGCCGGGCCAGATCCGTGGCGTACCGCAGCTCGCCCCGGCGCTCGCGACGCTGTACGAGCTCGACAAGTACGACGATGCCGAGCTGGCCAGGAAGCAGATCGCGGCCATGCTCGTCGGCTTCGTCACGTCGCCGAATCCGCAGAGCGACCCGTTCAACGCCGGATCCGTGAACACGCCGCGCGACAAGGACAACGTGCCGATGGTGGCCCTCGAGCCCGGCACGATGCAGAAGATGCTGCCCGGGGAGGATGTCAAGTTCTCGTCACCCGCCGAGTCGGGCTCGAGCTACGAGCCGTTCACCAATGGGCAGTTCCGGAAGGTAGCGGCAACGGCCGGTGTCACGTTTGAGGCAATGACTGGTGATCTGTCACGTGTCAATTTCTCGTCGATCCGTTACGGGCTCATCGAGATCCGGCGACGGATGGATCAGAAGCGCAGGCACGTCGTCGTGCACCAGCTCTGCCAGCCGACGTGGGAGCGGTTCATCCAGGCCGGCACGCTGTGCGGCCGGATCCCGATGCCGTCGGACAAGCGCATCCTGCGGCAGATGCGGCGGGCAATCTGGACACCGACGCCGGGCGAAGCCTACGTCGATCCAGAGAAGGAGATCCGCGCGATCATCCTCAAGCTGCGCGCCGGCCTGACGACGCGCGCGCGCGCCGCGGCCGAGGCCGGATTCCCCGACGTCGAGGCACTCGACAACGAGATCGCCGCCGAGAACGAGCGCACGGACCGGCTCAAGCTCCGCTTCGACGGCGACGGCCGGTACGGCGCGGCCGGCGGCCCGGCCGCGGGCGCCGGCGGCGCGCCGGGCACAGCCGGGGCGGGCGCGTTCGAGATCGGGCAGGAGGAGGAGGCCGACGAGGAGTCCGCGCGGTCGATGTTGCGTGCCATCCGTCGGATGACGGAGCGAGGCGAACTGGAGTTCTAGGGAGGTGATGATGTCGGGACCGATGGTCCATGGCCTGCCGGCGCGCGACTCGTTCTTCGGCGTGCCGCTCTATCTGACGCAGGGCTCGCTCGTTGAGCAGAACGTGCGGCAGCTCGCGCAGCAGCTCGGGGAGGATCCGCTCGGCTCCTGGGGCGTGCTCGGCGACCGCGAGCGAGCACGCCGCGGTGGCGCCGATGCGACGCAGCCGGGTGCCTTCTTCTTCCTCTTCGACGAGCCGCGTGCGGCCGAGCCGGACGAGGCGGGTATCGTCACGCTGGCGGTCAGCGGCTCGCTCTACAAGGGCATGTTCTGGGACGACTACGCCGACCTGCGTCGGCGCGTCGAGGATGCCGTGGCCGACTCGCGCGTGCGCGCGATCCTGCTCGACATCGACAGCCCCGGCGGTAGCGTGACCGGCTGCTTCGCCCTGACGCAGTACCTGCACTCGGTCGCCACGGGCTCGGGCAAGCCGCTGTGGGCCATCGCGAACGACCAGGCAACTTCTGCCGCCCACGCGATCGGCCGGGCCTGCGCCAAGTTCTACGCCACGCCGACCGGCCTCGTCGGGAGCATCGGCGCGCGCTGCGTGCACATGGACCAGTCGGGCTACGACCGCCGGATCGGTCTCGAGTTCACCGAGGTGGCGAGTGGTGCCCGGAAGAACGACATGAGCCCGCACAAGCCGCTCAGTGCCGAGGGCCGCGCCACGCTCGAAGCGCTCGTGATGAATGCGGCCGACGTGTTCTTCGCCGAGCTGGCCTCGTACTCGACGCTCACCGTTGAGGCCCTGCGCGCCTTGGACGCGGAGGTGTTCGTCGCCCCGGCTGCGCTCGAGGCCGGGCTGATCGACGGGGTGGCCTTTCGCGAGCAGGTCTTGGAGGAGCTGCGGGGCCAGCTCGCTTCCGCACCGTCGGCGGGTCGCTCGACGGTGCCAGCCCCAAATGCCACGGCGGGCGAGCCCGCAGGAGGAAACACGATGCCGAAGACGACGACCGAAACCGAGACGGAAACGGAGCGAGAGGCGACCGCCCAGGCCGAGAAGGTCGCGATGGCTCGGATGCAGAAGCGGGCACGTCTGATCACGAACGCGTGCGAGGTGGCGAAGCGGCCCGAGCTGGCAGGCGACTTCATCGCCAAGGGCATGAGCGTGAGCCAGGTGCGGAGCAAGCTGCTGGCCCAGCTCGCCGCGACCGACGTGCCCGGCGTGCGCGGCAACATCGGCGACACGACGGCCGGCACGCAGACCTTCGCCGCGCCGGTGTTCGACACGACGAGCATCTACCAGCGCTGGGGCAACGGCGCGGCGCTCATGAAGCCGGCCACGCAGCCCTGCTCGCGCCGCTGATCGCCTGACAGGGAGGCCCAAGTCGGGCCGCGCTGAAACTCCGCACTGAGGCCCCGTCACGGGGTGAGAGGTAGGTCACCGATGTCTCTTCTGACAGAACCAGTCCACAACCAGGCCTTCATGATCTCCGAGGGGCCGGACAACCACTCGCGCGATCACATCAAGATCCTCGCGGGCTCCGGCGCCACGCGGCCGCTGACGGCCGGCATGGTGCTCGGCAAGCGGAGCACCGGTACCGCCGCCGCCGCGGCCGGCCCGGCGAACGTCGGTAACGGTGCCATGGGCGCGATCACGGTGTCCGGATCGGCGCGCGCGGGCAAGTACAGGGTCTTGTTCGTCGAGCCGGCAGCCGACGCCGGTGCGTTCGTGATCGAGGACCCCGACGGAGTCGTGGTCGGTGAGGGCAACGTCGCCGCAGCCTTCAGCGTCGCGTCGGTCGGCCTGGCATTCACGCTGGCCGACGGGGCCACGGACTTCGCCGCGGGCGACTTCTTCGTCATCACGGTGACGCTCAGCGACGAGAAGTGGCTGCAGCTCGACGTGGCGGGCACGGCCGGCGAGCAGTTCGCCGCGGGCATCCTGATGAACGACGCGACCGCGCCCGACGGCGCGGATCTGCCTGGCGCCCTGGCGCTCGTGCGCGGGCCGGCCCAGGTGAACGCGGCCGAGATCACGTGGCCCGCGGGCATCTCCGCGGCCAACAAGGCGAACGCCCTGGTCGAGCTCGGGCGGCTGGGAATCATCGCGCGCTGACGTAGGCGCTCGGCGATAGGTAGGTCTCCAAATCCAGGAGGCGCGGCGGCCGGTTCTATCCCGGCGGCTCGCGCCTCCTTCGCTTTTCAGGAGGTGTGCAAGTGCCACACATGGACATTTTCCGGACGCAGGCTCAGGGCGCGTTCTCGATGGCGCAGCTCACGGCGCTTCTGCTCGACAAGCCGCACATCCCGATGCGGCTCGGCAAGATGGGGCTCTTCGAGGTCGACGGCGTTCGTACGACCGACATCACGATCGAGCGTCAGGGCAACACGCTGCGGCTCGTGCAGTCTTCGGCACGAGGTGGCCCGCGGACTCAGAACCAGAAGGACGGCCGGAGCGTCATCAAGTTCCCCAGCGTCCGACTGGCGCTGACGGACACGCTCCTGGCAGAGGAGGTGCAGAACGTCCGGCAGCTCGGCTCCGAGAACGAGCTGATGCCGCTGCAGGACGAGGTCACGCGGCGCATGCTCACGATGAGCAACTCGATCGAGGCCACGATCGAGTACCACCGGATGGGTGCGCTCAAGGGCATCGTGCTCGATGCCAACCAGGCCGTGCTGCTCAACCTGTACACCGAGTTCGGAGTGGTGCAGCAGACCGAGCAGGCCTTCGACCTGGCGGCTGCCTCGCCCGCCTCGGGCATCCTGCGCAAGCGGTGCAGTACCGTGATCCGGCTCATCCGCGACGAGCTGGGCGGTCTGCCGTACGACCACATCCACTGCATGTGCTCGAGCCAGTTCTACGACGACCTGACGGCACATCCGGAGTACCGCGAGTTCCAGAAGGGCTACGCCGCGGCACAGGGCCTCGCCGCGGGCGTGGTCGAGGGCACGACGTACTTCGGCGGGATCACGTTCGAGGAGTACCGCGGTGCCGTCGGTTCCGTGAACTACGTCGACGACGACAAGGCGCTCTTCTTCCCCGTCGGCACGCCAAGCCTGTTCATCGAGCGCTACTCGCCGGCCGAGTTCGAGGACACGGTCAACACGATCGGGCTTCCGCGGTACGCCGAAGTGCTCCCGGATCCCGAGGACCCGCGCAGCAAGGTGAAGGCCATCGTGCAGTCTCACCCGACGATCCTGTGCACGCGCCCGCGCACGCTGGTGCCCGCGAAGCGCGGCGCCTGACCCATGCCTCTCGCTCGATTGGACCTGGCCCTCGGGGCTGGGATCACCAACTTCGCCGAGCCGGTCACCTACCGGCCGGCGACGGGCGGGAGCTTCACGCTGAACGGCGTCTGGCGCGCAGCGCACACGCCGCTCGACCTCGGCGGCGAGACGGTGGTCAGCACCGTCTCGCCCGCCCTGGGCGTGAAGCTGGCGGATTTCCCGGTCGAGCCGCTCAGCGGCGACCAGTTCGACCGCGGCCTGGTCGCGTACCAGGTCGACGACGTCCAGCCCGACGGGCAGGGCGGGGCTGAGCTGATCTGCCACAACATCTCGTGATCGGAGGTCGCGCGTGTCGACGCTGTCGGAGCTGACGCTGGGCGTGTTCTCGGACGATCCGTACGCGGCACTCGACGCGGAGATCGAGCTGTCGGAGCACCCGCACCCTCGCGCGCGCATTCGCCACTGGGTGCACCAGCGGCTGCGCGCCGCGGCAGAGATCCCGGCCAAGGTCGAGATGAACCGACCGACGACGATGGCGCTGCGCAAGGCCCCGTGCGTGCTGGTCTACCTGCTCAGCGAGGAAGCACCCGTCGAGCGAGACCAGTCGGACCTGCGCTACGAGCACACGTTCACGCTGGGCATTTCCTCTCTCGTCACGCTGAACCAGATCCCGGAGGGTGCCACGATCGACGACGTGGGCGACGCGTTCGCGCACGTCTTCGGTGCCGTGCTGCTCAACGATCGCGATGACGACGGCGTGTTCTTCGGCGCGCAGGCCTCCGCCTGCGACCAGGGGCGCACCGTACTCGACTTCGAGCCCGACGGCGAGCGCGTTCTGCTCCACGTGCTCAACGAGTTCGCCGTGTCCTACCAGACCACGCCGGGCCGGCCGCCACTCGGGCCGCTCGAGCTGATCCACGCTGACTGGGATCTCGCGCCGCCCGACGAGCAGATCGAGGCCACGGACGAGATCGACACCACGCCCTGAAAGGAAGCCAGACGGCCATGCCAGAGAACGTGATCCTGCGCCCCGCGCGCGACGGTCTCGTGGTTCGAGACCCCAAGACCCGACTGCCGCTGCCGCCCGAAGGCCGCGAGCTGAACAAGGACGACCCGTACTGGATCCGCCGGCTCGCCGACGGCGACGTCGTCATCGGCGCGCCGGTTGCGCCGGATCTCCTCCGGGTCGACACGCATCGCCACGAGACCCCCGAGGGGGAAGGAGAGTAGGCCATGACGATCCTCTTTTCGTTGGTGCCCGAGGGCATCCGCACGCCAGGCATCTACGTCGAATTCGACAAGAGCAAGGCCGTGCGCGGCCTGGCAGGGCTGGAGCACCGGCTGTTGCTCCTGGTCCAGCGCCGCTCAGCCGGCACGAAGGCCGAGGGCGAGCTCGTCGAGGTGTTCTCCGCCGACGACGGCAAGACGTACTTCGGAGACGGGTCGATCGGCCATGCGATGGTGCAGGCCGCCCGTGCTGCCAGCCGCTCGACGCGCATCTTCGCCATGGCGCTGAGCGACAACGGCGCCGGAGTGGCGGCCATCCACACGGTGACGTTCACCGGGCCTTCCACGTCGGCCGGCACGCTCTTCGCCCTGGTCGCCGGGCGAGCAGTGCAAGTCGCGGTGAGCAGCGGAATGACCGCTTCCCAGCTCTCCACGGCTTTCGTAGCCGCCGTGAACGCGATCACCGCGCTGCCGGTGACAGCGGCGGTCGACGGCACGGACACGTTCAAGGCGAACCTGACGGCGCGGCACAAGGGCGAGGTCGGCAACGAGGTCGACATCCGCTTCAACTACCAGGTGGGCGAGGTGTTCCCGACGGGCATCGGCGCCAGCTCGGCCGTGACGACAGCGGGCACGACCAACCCGTCGGTGGCCACCGCGATCGCCGCGCTGGGTGACGAGTGGTTCACCGACATCGCCATGCCCTGGAAGGACGCCACCAACCTGACGGCCCTCGAGGCCGAGCTCGACGACCGCTGGGAGCCGCTGCGGCCGATCAACGGGCATGCCTACATCGTGAAGGACGACACGGTGGGCAACCTCTCGACGTTCGGAAACGGCAGGAACAACCCGCACATCACGTGCCTCGGGTTGAAGAACTCGCCGACGCCGGACTACGAGATCGCGGCCGTGCTCGGCGCGATCTCGGCGACGGAGATGCAGCAGCACCCGGCGCGGCCGATGACGGGCGTCAGCATGAAGGGCGTACTCGCACCGGCGACCGCGGATCGCTTCACGC